TGTGTACTCAAACCTATTTGCAGTGCCGTTGACGGTAGAACCTGCCGCCGCCCAACCGCTAGATTTGTAGACTTTTAACTCATTCGCCGTTGTATCAAAGTAGAGGTCTCCAACATCATTTGATGTGTTTGGAGCACTACTAGAAATTCTATATCTTTCTGCAAACGAGTTTACTCCTGATAGATTAGAAGCAACACTGTTTACGTTAGCGATAGAACCTGCTACTGAGTTTACATTAGCAATATTTGTAGCAACCGTTCCAATGTCTGTTGAGTCATTAGCTACGGCTGTAACGTCTGAGCTAATACCTGCAACTGTAGTTACATTAGATGAGACACCTGCAACCGTTGTTACGTTTGCTGATATTCCTGCTACTGTTGAAACATTTGCGTTGTTACCTGCAACAGTGTTTACATTTGAAATGTTCGTTGCAACTGTACCAATAGTATCTGAACCTGATAAATCTGTAGCTACTGTTCCAATGTCAGTAGCGTCATTCGCCACTGCTGTAACATTAGAAGATATACCTGCCACTGTTGTGACATTAGCACTTATACCTGCTACTGTATTAACATTAGCTATATTAGTTGCTACTGTGTTTACATTAGTAATACCAGTACCAACAGTATTTACATTAGCTATGTTATTAGAAACTGTATCTATTTCTGAAGTTGTCTCTTGTAAGTCTGAAGCCGCAGTTTCAATTTCAGAAATAGCTTCGTTTAAATCATTAGCAACTGTGATTACATCATTTATGTTAGTTGCTACTGTATTTACTGAAGAAATGTTTGTAGCTACTGTGCCTATGTCTGTAGCGTCATTAGCAACAGCCGTTACATTACTGGCAATACCTGCAACAGTCGTAATGTTAGATGATATTGGAGCTAACGTATTGATGTTAGCAATACTGCCTGAAGTTAAATAAGTTGTAGTTAGCCAGTTTTTAGTTACTGCATCTTGAGCGTTTACTGGGTCTGCTACATTAGTTAATCTTTTATTATCAGTGTCCCATTGAAAGTTTACGTTAGAAACTCTGATAACGTCATTAGCGTCATCAATCGCTTCTTGCGACATGAAAAAGGCTTGTTCACTGTCTGTATCTAAATCGTTCTCTGTTAGTACAGAACCAGACGCATAGTCTACTAATTTAGTACCTTGTGACGTTTTTCTTCTAATCTCAATGGCTGTACCGTTTGAAGGCGTTGCGTTAAAAGTTAGCGTAGTACCTGCGGCATTTAGGGTAAATGCTGTAGTAGCCACCCCTGCCAATGTAACAGTTAAGTCTGCTGTACTTCTATAACTAAAAGGTATAGAATATGATGCCGTATTACCGTCACCTGTGTATCGTACAAAACTATTAGCCATTTAATTCCTTAATTTAATTGTTTTATCTAAAAGGGGTACTTTTTGTTAATTACCCAAAATTATATCTAAATCAGATTTTGCTCTTTTTTTACCATTCTCTTTATACGCTTTAGCCATCTCACCTAGCTGTATTTCATATTCTTTTTCTAGCTCTGGGAAATGTTCCATCATCTTCCAATAAGCCGCATTTTCTACTTTACGTACTATATCTAATATAAATTGAGCTTGTAAGTCTTTACCTCTAACTACAACTTTATCTTTAATATTGTACAAATCACTTTCTGGGTCTTCTATAAGAGCTTCTAAATACCCTTTAAGATTATATTCTTTACCGTTGTAAGGTATTTTAATTTTAGTTTTTTGTTCTAACCAATAATCATACGCTGTTTGTCCATTAGAGTCTTTTATTGTTCTTAAATCTACACCGTTTCCTAAACTATCTTTTACATATCTATCTGTTTTTGGTGGTGCTAAATAATCAAATCTTCTATCTCTTATAAATTTAGCAATCTTATCATTTTTCCATTGTGTCATTGCAAAAGGTGTAGACCATAAACCAGTTTCTCCACCTAATCCAAATAACCAACCTGTTTTTCTATCAATTTTTTCACCTAACATATTTCTTTTAGGCATTAAACTTTCTCTTTTAAAAAACCATTGTCCTGCATCTAATGTGCTTAATCTATCACTTAAAGTAAATAAGTCTCTTTCCCACTCATCTTGTATTCTTGAAGTATATCTTAATCCACCTGATAATGGAACTATTTTAAAGAAACCTCTTGATGCAACAGCACTCATAACTCTATCAGGAGCTCTAGCTTTCATAGCATCATCACTCATAATTAAGTTTGCAAATTCTAATATATTTTTTGTATAGAATTTAGACGTTACATTTCTAGTTAAAGTAGCTATTGTACCCATAGCTAATTCTGTGTAATCTTTTTCTAATCCATCAGGTAATGATTCAAATGTTCCTAAATGTTTGTTTAGATTTTCTATCATATCTGCCGCAATAAAGAATGGCATAAATATTGGGTCTAATCTATTTAATGAAACATACTGACCATCATTCGTTACGTAAGAGTATGGTTGCCAACCTGTTGTAGCTTCTTTAGATTGATTTATTCTATAATCTCTATCTCCACCACCTGTAAATTTACCTTGTAATGCAAAATGAATTGCAGTACCCCAAAGTAAATAACCCATTTGTATTCTAGCATTTGCTTCAGCCGCCGCTTCTGGGTTGACATACTGTATTGGCTTACCTGTTAATCTTCCATATAAAGCTCTAAATGGTTTTGTAAAAGTTTTCATTTTTGTATTAGCTTCTACTCCACCAACTTCTGCTAACATGTGTCTCATTTGAAATTGAAATCTACCTGCAAAAGGTAAGTGTTGAAATGTCCATCTTAATAAGTTTGATGGTGTATTAATGAAGTGTAATCCTGCCGCTCTTAACCATTTCATTCTAGGTTTACTTGTTTGACCTAGTAACCACCCAGTAAATCCACCATATCTTTCGTTTGTAACTGGATTAACTTGTGCCGCAGGTTGTGTATATGAAAATTCTCTAGCATAGTGTAATGGACTATTAAGTTGGTCTTCTACTCTATCACCAATTTGTATTGCTCTACCATTAGCATCTACGTATTCTGCTTCTATTTCTTTAAATCTTTTTCTATATGCCGCATTAAAATTAACTAAATTACTATCACTTAATCCACCAACCATTTCTTTTATCATGCCTCTACTTAAATCATAATCAGCAGTTTCATCTAATATTCTTGAATTAACTTCTGCCGCCATTCTTGATTTAAAAGCAAGTGTTTTAAGAAATTCATCTCCTGCTGATAAAACTCTCATAGGTAAAGTTGTTGTTAAAGCTACAGGTTTAACTACATATTTTTGTAAAGCTGAACCAATGTAAGGTAGTTTGTTTGTTCCAATTTCACCGTATGCTTCAATCCATCTTTGTAATTGACCTTGTCTAATATTAGAATCATATTTTAATTGAACACTATCTAACAATGGCGAACCTTGTATAAAACTTTTATAACTTCTTTTTAAAGCATGACCTAAATATACGTATTGATAAATGTAAGTTTGTAATGCTTCTCTAGCAATAGCTCTAGCTCTTTTTGTATCATTAACAGACATGTTTGCCGCTCTTAATAACATAGTAAAGGGCTTCCAATGTGTTTGTGTAAGACCAGATATTAAGTTTAGTATGTGGGTATCAGGCGAAGAAAGTAAGTTGTTGTTGACATACTCAGCCGCTAAATCCCATTTATTTACTTTTCTTGCATTTTGTAAAGCTAAATGTATTTGGTCAATGTCATCTAATTTACCAACAGCGTTCCAATATTCAATAGGATTACCTTCTTTTAACGCTTTCATTTTAGGGTCTTCAGGTCTAGCTTTTAATTCAGCCGCTCTTGTAGCGTCTTTCATTATCTGAGCCGCTCTTAATGCTTTTGCAGGAGCTTTAGTAATTTCTCTTTGAACTCTTAATAATTCATCTAATCCTCTATCTCTTGCATTTAATTCTTGATGTAATAAATCTAAATCTTTTTTTGAAATATTTACTCTATTTGTTTCATTAGCTAAACGTCCTATGTCTTCTAATTCTTTTGCAATAGAATCACCATGAGCTATAATATAAATAAATTGGTCTCTATGTTTTGGTGAGTCTGCCATTTTCTTTGCAGTTTCTCTAAGTTGTTCAGGATTAAAACCAACTTTACTTGCTCTTTCTATCATACTTTCAACAGTTTCTTTTTTAGACAAGTTAGTATCTGACATACCAACTACTTTCTGTTTTAAGTATCTAACATAACCACCTTTACCATCATATTTATTTACATTAATTTTTAATTTAGGTGGTTTATCATCAGCATATATACCTTCTTTTCTTAAATTACGTATTCTTTCTGCTACTGTTCTACCAGTTAAACCAAATTCTTTTTGTATATTTTTTATATCTTGCTCTTTAGTAACTCTAACTTTCTTACCATCTTTACCAATTTTAGGTTTTACTTCAGAACCTATACCTAAATGTGTAAACAGTTGTTGACCTGATACATTACTTTTTCCATAAACATGTAAATCTTCTAAGCCTTTTATAGCTTTGTTTTTCATGCTTCTATTTTTTAATTTAAACGCACCAAATGAGAAACCTGCACCAAATGCAGTACCAAATCCAAATCCTGCTCCGCTTGAAATAGCAGTCTGTGTTAAACTAAATTCATCTTGTATTCCTGCTTTAATTGCAGTGTTTTGTAATATAGCATCTTGTCCACCATTAATTGTTGCACCAATAAAACCTTCAGTTAATGCACCTTTTTTAACAGCTTGTCCTAATGCTTTTTTATTAGCTTCTTTAGCCGCTTCTGTTATAACACGTTTATTTAATTCTCCTGCGGCTCTACCTTTTAATGCCGCTTTCAATGTTTGTGTAAATGCCGCTTTACTAACTTGACCACCAACACCAACTCCAATTAAATTAATTGGGTCAGCTAACAAAGCTCCACCCATGTCTGTTAGCCATTCACTAAAATTTCTATTAGGGTCATTCCAAAAAGACGGAAGAGCTTGATATACTTGTTGTATGTAAGCATACTCTGCTAGTCTATCTTGTGATTCTGCATCTTCACCAAACACTTGAGTCATATCAACACCCATAGAAATAGTGTTGTTATTTCTCCATGTTCTATCTTCGTAAAAATAATCTAACAAATCTACTGCGTCCATAGACAAAAACTTATCATCTCTTTCTCTGTAAGAATAATAACTTTTTAATGTGTTGTAGAATGTTTCTGTTTGTATTTCTTCTAATGCGGATTCTGCTGTTCTAGGTTTTCCTAAATCACCTTGATATGATTGAGAAATATTGCCTTCATCTGTTGTAAATGTTGCCATATTATTTTATTCCTGCTATGTTTTTAAGAGCTCGTTCTACTGTTTCTACATTAACTCTTGGGTCATTAATAGTATCAATAATCATATCTCTAAAAGCATTGTAGTCAGCTTGTTCTAAACCTTCCATCATTTCTTTTGTAAATACGTTATCACCCATATATTTCTTTAATTGGTTTTCTAAGAATGGAACAACATATTCCATATTAAAGTCTTTTGTATTTGGTTCATCAAATGGAATAAAGTTACTTTCTGCTTTACCAATACTAAGTACACCTTCAGCATCACTTGTTTTAGGAAGTGTAGCTTTAAATCCTTTTAAGTCAGATTCTAAATTTTCTTGAGTATCACTAATCATAGTAGTAATACCTAATTCATTGTATTTAGTTTTCTTAGCTTGTAATTCTTCTGTTTTCTTATTTTCTATCTTTTCTAATTCTTCAAATGTAGTTGTATCAGGGTTAGTATCATCTTTAAACATAGATGTTGTGACACTACCTAGTGTATTCATAAATTCTAATCTTTTTATATTTCTATCAAACTCACCCATTTTTTGCCATTCAGGGTCGTCTTTCATTCTTTGTTCAAAAGCATATATTTCTTTAATCATATAGAATCTAGCATTTTTCTTAGCTTCTCCATAATTAGGTTTTTCAAAACCTTTAGAATCTAAATAATTACCTCTAACTGATGTTAAGTTACTAATTAAACCATTGTTGTAGACATCATTAGTTAGGTGTAACATTTTATCACCTTTATCTTTACTAGATTTATAATCAGAATAAAATCCTAAAATACTTTTCCAAGAGTTTACATCAACATTATTGTTTGTTAATGCTTCTAATAATTCTTCTTGATTATCATATTGACCTGAATAAATTTCTACAATCATTTCATTAATTATTGAAGGGTCAGTTTCTATTGTTCTTTCGTTATCTATAAGAGTATCAAAAGCAGTTAAATATTTTGGATTACCATATTTTTCTAATCTTTCTCTTAATGCTAAATTTTCTTCATAAGTACGTTTTCTTGTAGTAACTCCATCTGGTGTAGCTATTTCTACATCTGTAGATGCTTCAGCAAAAATACTTTTAACATCTGTATCTTCTTTTTCATCAGCTACTCTTCTATCTTCTATTTCTAATGCTGTTCTTTTTTTCTCTAATAATTCTTTTAATCGTAATACTTCATCAGTATTTCTATCACCTAAAGTTTTTAATGCAGTGCCATCTTTACCAAAACCTAAATCTGTACTTAAAATAATATCTGCTCTTAACAAATCATCTGCGGTTGTAGCTTCAGCAATAATTTTAGCTACACTCTGTGTTAATACTTTTTGTAATTCATCATTAGTATAAAGTTTGTTTGTATTAGAACTACCATCACTATTTGGAACTTCAATACCTAAACTGTTCCAAGTTGCTGTCAAATTGTTGCTTAATTCTGATGTAGGTATTGCATCTATAATAGTAACACCTTCCATAATTTTCTTTTCTGAAGCATACGTACTTCTTTTTTCAGCATCTTTTACAGCTTCATCTGCTTTATAAATATTAAATTGAGATGCAAAACCTGCGGTAAAAGAATTATCTTGTTCTGCAAAATTAGGTAGGAATTTTTCGTAGAATTTTTCTAAAGATTGTTCTGGGTCTTTAAAATCATAATTGTTTTTATCAGCTTCAATAGCTTTAATTGTTTCTGCGGCTTTAACTTTACCTAAATGAAACTGTGTAGTTTTTTCTATAAACTTGCCTGTTAAATCTGGGTGTTTACCTGCTAGTATTTCTGCTTGTATGTCTTCCATCTTTTTACCAGAAGCATACAAAGATTGTATTTTATCAATAGCCTCATCTTTATCTTGGTCTATTTTTACATTTAATAATTTTTGACCTGTAAGAGCACTTTCTTGTAATTTTTTAGCTAA